TCACTATAAAGATCTTGGAAAAAAACTTGGATTTCCAGTAACTTATGCAGAACATCAAGAAGATCATGGTATTTTTACCTCTGACAGTGAGTATTTACAAATTATTAATCTAGCTAGGGTAAGAAACATTACTTTGGAACAACAATATAACAAACGAGAACATACTCAAGACTTAGAGCTGAATAAACTGCATATTATTTCTAACGAACTACAGAGATATAAAAAAGAATATAACTTAATAGATTTTAATGACATGATTTTAGATTTTACTAAATCAGATAAATCACCAAAGTTCGACGTAGTATTCATTGATGAGGCACAGGATCTATCTCTAATGCAATGGGATATGGCACGCTCTATTTGGAATAAAACAGAGGATACCTTTATTGCAGGCGATGACGATCAGGCCATTTTTAAATGGGCTGGTGCAGACGTAGATTCTTTTATAGCGTTACAGGATCAAATGATAAATCTTCCATTAATACAATCACATAGAATACCTATGAAAGTTCATGCTTTAGCAATGGGAATTATTAATAGAATTAAACATAGAATAAACAAAAACTGGCAACCTAGAACGGCCGAAGGCAGTTTACGCAGGCATTTTGGTATTGAGTCAGTAGATATGTCTTCTGGTGAATGGTTAGTTTTAGCTCGAACTAAACACATGTTGAGAGAAATAGAAGATGTTTTATATCGTAAAGGTTTATATTATGAAACCAGACATAAACGTAGTTATGAGAAAGATATTCAAGAAGCGGCTACAGACTGGGAACATTTACGTCAAGGACAGCTATTATCTTATAAACAAATAGAAAAAATTTATGGATATATGTCTCCTGACCACCGAGATAAAAAATTGATACAGGGGATGACTAAAGGATCCTTTTACGGAATAGATCAACTAACTAAAGACTTCGGATTAAAAACTAAAGAAGTTTGGTTTGAAGCCTTCGATGATGCAGGCTCAAAACGAATAAACTATTTAAGAAAGATGCGATCTAACGGTGAACAATTAAATAAAAAACCAAGAATAGAACTCTCTACTATACACGCAGCTAAAGGGGGAGAATGTCAGAATGTAGTGCTGTTAACCGATCTTACTAAAACTACTTTAGAAACATACCATAAAAATCCTGATGATGAAAATAGATTATTTTATGTAGGTGCAACACGTACAAAAGAAAATTTACATATTATAGAACCAAAGCGTGCTGAAAAAGCATTTATATTATGACCGATAAAGAAATGTTTAAAGGAATGACTTACGAATCACTCGACAAGCAGATCGGAGGTAAACACTATAAAAATATGAAAATTCAACCAGCGGAATTTATAAATGAAAATAAACTCTTGTTCGCGGAGGGAAACGCTATAAAATATATTTGTAGACATACTATAAAAGGAAAAGAAGAGGACGTGAGAAAAGCGATACACTATTTAGAAATGATATTAGAAAGGGATTACTCATGATACAACAACCACTTTTCAAACCACAAACAGAATGGCTTCCCCCAGAAGAATTTCCAGACCTATCAAAATATGACGAAATCGCAATCGACCTAGAAACTAAAGATCCTAATTTAAATATACGAATGGGCTCTGGAGCCGTTGTTGGAGTAGGAAAAGTTGTTGGAATCTCCGTTGCTGTTAAAAATTGGAGCGGATACTATCCCATCGCTCATGAAGGCGGTGGCAATATGGATCGTACTATGGTCCTTAAATGGTTCAGAACGGTTCTAAACTATCCTTCCAAAAAAATATTCCATAATGCCATGTATGACGTTTGCTGGATTAGGTCTATGGGCCTGGATATTAATGGCACCATTGTAGACACTATGATTGCATCGGCTTTGGTTGATGAAAACCAGTTGCGCTACGATTTAAATCATTGTTCAAAAAGATATACCGGCAAAGGTAAAGATGAATCCGCACTCTACGAAGCAGCTAAAAGTTGGGGTGTAGATCCAAAAGCAGAAATGTACAAATTACCGGCAATCTATGTAGGCGCCTACGCTGAAAAAGATGCAGAAATAACCCTGGAGCTGTGGCAAGAATTAAAAAAAGAAATTGATCACCAGGACATTAGTTCCATTATGGCAATGGAGACAGAATTATTTCCATGTCTAGTAGACATGAGATTTTTAGGCGTGCGCGTAGACCAGGAACAGGCAGCCATTGAGAAAAAATTAATGGTGGCTGATGAAAAGAAATGCTTGCAAGAGGTTAAAGAGGAAACAGGAGTAGACGTGCAAATATGGGCGGCAAGATCCATTGCCCGAGTGTTTGACCATTTAAAATTAGAATACGACCGGACAGAAAAAACTCAAGCTCCATCCTTTACTAAAAATTTTTTACAGAATCACCCCCACCCGCTAGTGAAACGAATAGCCCGGGCCCGTGAAATAAACAAAGCCCATACCACGTTTATTGATACCATACTGAAGCATACATACAAAGGAAGAATTCATGCCGAAATTAATCAGTTGAGAGGAGACAACGGTGGAACCGTAACTGGAAGATTCTCTTATAGTAATCCAAACCTACAGCAAATTCCTGCACGGAACAAGGAACTCGGACCACGGATCAGATCATTATTTTTACCAGAAAAAAATTGTAGCTGGGGTTGTTTTGACTATTCTCAGCAAGAACCCAGACTTGTAGTACACTACGCAGCATTGCAGAATCTTTATGGAGTAGACGAAGTATTGAACGCGTATCGCGAAGGCGATGCTGACTTTCATGACATTGTCGCTGATATGGCAGAGATACCTAGATACCAGGCCAAGACAATTAATCTTGGTCTGTTCTATGGTATGGGAAAAAATAAACTGCAAGCTGAACTTGGCGTGTCTAAGGATAAAGCGGAGGATCTCTTTAGACAATATCATGGTAAAGTTCCATTTGTAAAACAACTCATGGACAATGTGATGCGCAGAGCCCAGGACTCTGGAAGAATCAGAACGCTTCTTGGAAGATTGTGCCGGTTTCATTTATGGGAACCTAATCAGTTCGGGATTCATAAGGCATTGCCCCATGATGAAGCGCTCAGGGAGCACGGACCAGGGATCAGACGTGCTTACACCTACAAAGCTTTAAATAAATTGATTCAGGGATCAGCAGCCGATATGACAAAAAAAGCAATGATAGAACTATACAGAGTGCTTAAGATAGTACCCCATATTCAGGTACATGATGAATTGGATATATCTGTAGAAACATCCCATCATGCAAATGAAATAAAAAATGTTATGGAACATGCAGTTTCTCTTGAAGTTCCTAATAAAGTAGACTATGAATTTGGCCCTAACTGGGGTAATATAAAATAGGAGGAAACTATGGAAAAAGTAAAACAACTTTGGGCACTGGCGCAAGCTAATCCAAAGATATCTATCGCTATAGTAGTGGTAATTATCGCCATTTATTTTTTAGCAAACTAGAGATTTTATGATGGAGTATTCCTTCATTTACTGTTAAAGATAAAATTTCATATAATTAAAAAGCCCGGCGTTTGAAGTAAAACGCTGGCAAATGGAAAACGGAAGATATTGATATATTCTTCTATAACATTAAGGGGACACATGATGAGAAAACTAGTGTGGAAGATAAAACAAATAATATCAAAGTACAAAGTTAAATTGTACTTAAGTTATGTTAAAATGATGAATTATAGAAAATGACCGACAGATCTTGTAAAAAATGTAAGCATCTATGTCATTGTATAGAAGCAGACCACGCGGGCTGTGAATGCGATGGGTGCGAATGCAGTAGTAGAGAATATTTCAGGCATTTTGACAAAAAAGCGGAAAACAATAGTGTTGTCATTGACGACACAGGAGAATGCGAATCATGCCAATAAATAAATTATTATTAGTGCTAGCGTTATTATTTGCTTTAAGCGCCTGCTCGATAGGCAAAAAATGTACCTATACACAAGAAGGAACAAAAATTTCTTCATGGGTGTGGTTTACACAGGATTTACCTATAGATTTGAGTAAAGACAATTGCTCTTAGGAGTTTATGCAAATTGAAAAAATATTTATGTACGTTTTTAATACTGACACTATT